TAGAGACCATATCTATCGTTTTAGGCAAAGTAGTAGAGGTATTTGTAGGCGTAGTAGAGCAAGTAGGTAAGAGTTCAAAAGGATTTGAAGGTCTAAAAAACGTGCTGCTTGGTATGATGAAAATCGCTATCACTCCGCTACAATTAGCTTTCTACGGAATTAAGTTAGCTATCCAACAATCTCAACTCGCTTGGGAAGATTCCTTTTTAGGTAGCAGAGACCCTAAAACTATTAAAGACCTTACTAAAGGGATAGATGAAACTAAGACATCGATATCTGAGGTAGCTAAGTCTGCGGTAGAAGCGGGCAAGCAAGTAGGTAATAATTTAGGCAAAGCCATAAACGAAGTTAGTCAAGTAGTAACCGCTTCCGTAGATGGCATAAGCAAGATAAGTGTAAGCGGAGCAATAGAGCAAGCCAAGGCTAATGTAGCAATTAGAAACTCTGCCCAATTGGCAGCGGCTCAACAAGCACTACTCGTAGAAGAATACGATAGGCAAGCGGAGAAACAACGCCAAATAAGAGATGAAGAGCGAAATAGCATAGAGGACAGAAAGAAAGCTAACGATGAGTTAGGGGTTATCTTAGATGCTCAAGAGAAGGCTATGCTTGCACAAGCAGATTTACAAATAGCCGCAGCTCAAGCAGACGTTAATAAAAACAAAAATACAGAGAATCAGACCGCACTAATAGAGGCACAAGGAAATAGACTTGCAGTACTGGCACAAATAGAAGGTTTTAGGTCAGAGCAAAAGGTCAATGACCTTGCTTTAGATAGGGAGCGTTTAGAACTGAATAAGTCTATAAGTGAATCCGAGTCTCAGTTAGCTTATCAGCGTAGTAAATTTGATGCGGAGCGTATAACGGATAAATTAAAATCTCTGCAAGCGTTAAGCCAATTAGAGCAAGATTGGCAGCAAGAAGAAATGCTCAGACTTGAGACCATGGTGGAAGCTACCACAAGAGGAACTCAAGCAGAAGCAGATGCATTAAAAGCACTATACGACTTTAGAGAGACAAGCAGACAAGCTACCATAACCGCAGAGACCGCAGTAATCGCAGAGATAGCCGCTTTAAATAAAAAAGAAGCAGATGCTACAATAGCATTACAAAAGCAAAAGGTAGATTTAGCTATGAGTACGCTAACGGCTTTAAGTAATCTTACTGCGGCATTTGCCAAAGGGGATGAGGAGAGCCAAAAGAAAGCGTTTAAACTTAACAAAGCGTTTGCAATAGGTCAAGCGATTATATCTACTTCGGTCGGTGTTATGAATGCTTTAACTGCGGGCGGTAATCCCGCCAAACTTGCATCGGGGATACAATTTGCAGAAGCCGCAGTAGTAGCCGCTACGGGAGCAGCTCAGATAGCAACTATCTCAAAGACTCAGTTTAAAGGTGGAGCAAATAACATAACTACCCCAAGTTTAGGTAGTGGCGGATCAGGCACTACTCCAATAGGATTTACTCAAAACATAAACCAAAATGAAACTCCTATGACCAAGGTTATAGTAACAGAGACAGACATACGCAGAGCTACAAGGAATATTGATGGCATATATAATAAAGCGGTAGTAGTAGAGTAGTTAAGCAAATAGCCGAGCTACAAAGTTATCGTACTCGGCTTCTATGCTTGTCTTATTGGTTAATGTAGTTTTATACTTTTGGTCTTTGTAAGTAATAGTAACTTGTAAGCTATCTAAACGCTTTATGTACATCTCTACGAAGCAATCCTCAAGAGCGGGTATAAACTCGCTTAGGTTATTAATGGTTATCTTCATAAGTTTCTTTGTAGTATTGTTCTGCGTCTTCATCTGAGCAAGGGTATAAATCTGCTTTGTAAGCGTCTTCTATTTGCTCCTTCTCCATTTCTTTGGCTTGTTCAATAAAGTCATATATCCACATAGGTATTTCGCCCATATCTTTATTATCAATTTGCTCTACTAACCATTCAACTGCCGTTTGTTTTTTACTGCTCATATCTCTTTTGCTCTTTGTATAGATTCGTCTTGGTATCCTACTGCTCGCATAAGGTTGCAAAATATATCTAAGGTTTCGGTAGCAGTTAAATGCTCTTGCTCAGTTTCTACGGAGTGTGTTACTCCAAGGTGTTTTATAGTTATTTTCATTTTATTTTGTTTCTTACTTTTTGCCAATATTTAATAGTGCTTTGTTTTTTGTGTCCATTATAGCCTCCGTTCCATACTCTCGATATTTTCTCGTTAGTTGCTTCTTTAATATTAGAGCGTAGTATATTGAACATCTGAATACTTTTAGCCTTGCTCCACCTATCTGACAAAGTAAAGCTATCCTTACCTACTAACCTATTTACCTCTCTAACCATAATAGGGCGTATTTGCAAGCACCCTACGGCATCTTCTTTAGAGTTATAAGCCAACGTATCGCCTCTGCTCTCTACTTGTATTATAGCAGCTATTAGAGGGTCTTCTATTTTAGGCTCTTCTGTTTTATCGTACCACATAGAAGCGGTACAAAAAAAGCTAAAAATCGGGAATATTAAAAGTGTATATTTCATAAATGCAATTATAGTGTTAAAAACGAATACAAGCAAAATAAACTTTTTGCCCCTTATTTATTAGTATGGTATATACTTACGAATGGATTTGCCGTTAATCGAGTTTAAACTTTCTGACGATGTCGAAGGACTACAAGCGATAGCTTTTGTAGATGCTCCCGCTATTGGATTGAATTATCAAGCATTTGCTCCGCAGAAGTTTGAAGTATTAAACGAAGAAAAACGAATAGTTATGGGAGCGGCTATGATTCCCGACCTCCCAATCTACCGCAGAGACACCAATATAGGAGAGTATTATGCCATATTTAAAAAAGAGACTATTAAGGCATTGGTGCAAAAGCTATTCAAAGAGAACAAACACAACAACTTTAACGAACAACATAACGCATTCAAGATATTGGATGGGGTTTACATCTATCAATCTTTCATTACGGATCAGGAACTCGGCATTTTACCACCTCAAGGTTTTGAGAATGTAGCAGATGGTACTTGGTTTATCGCTGCCAAAGTTGAGAATGACGAGGCTTGGTCTAAGGTAAAAGAAAATGGTATATTAAAGGGTTTTAGTGTTGAGGGTGTTTTCGACCTTGAACCGTACAAATTTAAAAAAATGAATAAAATCAATTTAGAAAGTGTTATAAACACGCTCAAGTCTGTATTTGCAGATGAAGAGGTAGTAGCTGAGGAGTCAACCTTTGGCGAGGCTACTTTAGTAGATGGAACTATCGTAAAATGGGAAGGCGAATTAGCTGAAGGAACTGCTCTTGTAGTAGTAATGCCCGAAGGTGAAGTAGCTGCTCCCGATGGTATTCACGAGATTTCGGATGGAACTATCATCGAAACTGCGGGAGGTTTAGTAGTAAACATCCAAGCGATGAGCGAAATCGCTACCGAAGACAACGAATTTACTACTGAAATGCTTAACGAAATGGTTGAGAAAGCACTGGCTAAATATGCTGAGGCTTTTACTGCTACTTTAGAAGGTATCAAATCAGAAAACGATTCTCTAAAATTAGAGTTAGCTGCGATTAAAGCAGACAAAGAGACTTTGAGAAACGAATTTTCTGCTACTTTAAACAAGGTAGGGACTGAACTTGAAGAGATAGTTAAGAGCGAATCCGCAACGGCTAAGAAGCCACAAGAATTTAAAGCACAAACAAGAGCAGACAAAGCGGCTGCGATGGGTGCTATTATAAGAGCAAACAAATTAAAATAAAATAAACAAAAATGAGCTTTAATGTTTCATCGTTGACCGATTACGTTAACGAACAATCAACCGACCTAATCTCGAGATTATACTTTGAGAAAACTTCTTCAGATTACTTTACGCTACAAGCGGGAGTTAAGAAAACTGATGCCCTTCACCTATTAGCCGTAACTGCTTTCCCACAAGATGGTAGCTCTTGCTCTGCAACTGCTTCGGGCGATGTAGTATTTACTAACAGAGACATAACCGTAGGTCAAATCACTTACTTTAGCGGTTTCTGTATGAAAGACCTTATCCCTAAGTACACTCAAATCTTGCTTAGAGCGGGTAATGCTGAAACTACTGAGATGGCTTTCGAGGCTGAAGTAGCTGATTCTATCATAAAAACCATTATGGAACACAATGAGGTTGCAGATTGGCAAGGTAATACTGCAAGTGCTAACGTATACATAAACAGATACGATGGTCTTATCAAAATAATCGATGCTGCTACTACTGCTATCGATGGTAATACTTCTGCTGCTACTTCGATAACTTCAGGAGCAAGCGGTAATATCGACACTATTATAAATAACATCTGTAATGCAAGACCCGCAAAGGTTAAATCTGCACCTAATCAAGTGTTATTTATTGGTCAAGATAACTTCGACAAATATGTAGACACTTTAAACGCTAAAAACCTTTACAACGTAGATGCTACTTCTTGGGCTAATTACTCAGTAGGTGTAGTTGGTAAAAATGTTACTTTGGTAGGCGTTGTTGGACTTGATGGTACTGACCGTATGTTCCTTGGAACACAAGATAATTTCTTCTTAGGTTTTGATTTACAAAATGACGAAGAAGAGTTTGATATGTGGTATGAGAAAATGGAAGACAAGGTTTATTACAGAGTTAAATTTAAGAGAGGTCTTCAAGTTGCATACCCTAACGAAATCGTTGAGTTTACATTAGCAGTTTAATCATAACCATAACAATTTAAATAAATAAATATTATGGCGTGTCAATTAACTCAAGAATTTTTAGTAGGATGCAACGACTCAGCGGGGGGTATTGCGGAATTTTATTTCGCTAATATGCCTACTGATTTTGCAGTAGCTAAAAATGCAAGTGGAGAAGCCTCTGCCATTACTGGCACGGGGTTAGGATACTACAAATACGAATGTACAAATGCTCAAGGTGCTGCATCTGTAATGAACGATAACCCAACGGTTAACGCTCAGAATGGAACAAGCTACTTTGACCAAACTTGTACT